TGCATATTGAGTATTAATGTTACCTGTCTTATTACCATCCTTATCCTTCTCCATCGCGTAGTGAATGGGGGACTTGTAAAACTCCGGAATGATATTCTCATTAAAGTTTCCCTTGAACCATTTCTTAGACTTTTCCACACCCTTTTGGATAATGACATTCCCAAGCCCTTCTAGCATTTCCTTGAACTTGGCAATCTTGGGATCAGTTTCCATGTTTTTGAAAGAGAGGTTGATTTTGAAACGCCCATCGCCATTGTAATCAGAAATGCTATAGGGAATGGCCATCTCTGCGGTTTGGAACTTCAACATATTCTTGCCATAATACAAAGGCACAATCTTCCGTCCTCCATCGAGTGCACGCGCGTCCCCAATGACGACCTTGGAGGCATCAAAAGTGAAGGGGTTGACGATATCAGTGGAAGCCATCGTGCTGTGTTGCTTGATGTAGTAGTAATGTAGGAATTCTTTAAGTATATTTTTGACATACCCCCTGGCTTCAATTTTTTTGAATGGGTACTTTTTGGCGATATGGTGTTTCACCTCACCAAAACTTGATACAAAAACTTGAAGGCAAATTTACTCGACTTTTTTGTCGAATATTTGTGTAGAGCATCATGTGGTTTATCCAACACAAATCACAAAAACAAAATCCGGGTGTCATGAATGTCATTTATGTGTACACGGACGATGCAGAAAACAGAAAAAGTGTGACAACATATTACATGACATTCACCTCGCATCCTACAAGTATCATTATCCGTCCTGAAAAGAGCGAACTAGACACAGATGCACATGTATATGCTTTTTTCAAGCATTCATATGCATGTTTAGATGACGCGAAAAGCGATGCATTACAAAAGAGGTATTTTCACCTTCCAGAAGGTTTTCGTTACGGTACTTACATTTCTTACAAAAACGAAATCAGGCATTGTTTAGAATTTTGGAGGTACCCTAGTATCATCCTTGAAGAAGATCAAAAGCCATTCGTGTATCAGTTGAAATATAATGAAATTTTCACACTTTCCTGTCGAGATTCAAATAATAATGCACTACCATCTATTTAGCTTATATTTCCACCACTTGGAGATATAATACACATATCTCCATATGTTTCTCCTCCACCATGTAGAGTTTTGAAGTATGTCTTTTTGCATGACGTCTTTGGAAAAATGTTCGGGAGATTCTACATCGGGTGGTGTCAATAAGCATAGAGCCAATGCCTTTTCCCTTTCTTTTTGGCTCAAGTTGTTGGCGTGATATTCTTCTATGCAGGTTTTTCCTTGAATGATGTTTGTGTGCAAAAGAGCATAATGCTCATGGGGTATTGGGGTTGGAAGTGCCGAACACACACTATTACTGCCGAGATTATGCAAAGATGATGTCCGCTTCATACCTGTTGTTTTATATTTTGTGGAGGGGGTATCCACCAAGTTTGGATAGCTGGATGCTTTTTTCATGCAAGCGTTTTACAGATACTTTTATTGATATCAGATCATATTTTTGTCCTTCATCTCTCGGGAATCTTTATCGCTCGTGTAAATATTGCGGTCATGCCATGGATCCGGTTGATCGAACATATCCCCTACTTTGTCAAAAAGGTTTGCGTATGACATTTGCTCTTCGTAATAAGTACGGGGAATAAACCGATATTCTATTTTTTTGTTTTTATTCGCCATCTCCAGTTTTTCTTCGTACAATCCTATGATAATCAAAAGGGCTCCCATAAACACGAAAAAAAGAATAATACTATTCATTTGTATTGCTAATATGGGGCAAGAGAAAAATGATCAAGAATCGCCAATATGCATGAATCTCAAAAAATTGAAACAACTTAAGAACAAATGATGTATATAAAATAGTGCATTCCACATACAGACAACTGCCAAAATGCAAGGTACCGCTCTGATTTCCTCCGAGATCAATGTCGATAAAATTTCTTTCAGTCCCGATCTGAAGAAGACGGACAAGGGATCGTACATGGCATATTGCTCTTACGATGGATCTCCATTTGCTTGGCAAATTCCTGAGATGGAAAACCTGTTTGGTGTGTCTTCCTTTAAGAACAAGGATGGTCCAGATTCATTGAGTATCACCCTTTCCATGAATGACAACGATGGTAAACGCAAGTCTGTGATAGACTTTCGTAACGTGTGCGATGCTTTGTCCGATCGTCTCAAAGACTGTGCTGCGCAAAACTCGGCAAGCTGGTTCAAAAAGAAGGCTGGTCGAGAGTATTGGGATGCCTTCTTTACACCACCTTATAAAGTGAGCATGCACAAAGATGATCACGGGGAAGAAACAAACGATGTGGATGAGCGCTACCCACCCCGCTTCAAGGTAAATCTACAACGCAATGGTCCTAATGGCGGATTCATCGTGGAAAACAACCAAGGAAAAAAGGTCGAGATTCAAGACGAAGATTTTAAGAATGCGCGTGTGACAGCCATTCTCAAGTGTAGTGGAGTATGGGTTTTGAACGGCAAGTATGGATTCATGTGGCGTGTCATGAATTTGCGCGTGATTCCACGTAATGAAGGTCAGTTTGCCTTTGTAGACTTTGATGGAACAGTACAGAGTGACACAGAGTTGAATGAAGAGTACGAAATCAAGCCCAGTGGTGCAAAGGGTAATGGTAGTGGTTTGTTCATGAGCGATAGTGATGAAGAGGCATAAATGAACTGATGTTGTGATGTGTATGACTTGCTTTTTATTCTCCTTTTTCTTGTACGATCTGCACCTTGTCATTGGGTGAAGATGTTCCCAGGTTAATGTGATCCATATTGTCAGCATTCTTGTACATGTTTTTTTCTGCTTCTTCGAGCATTTTGGGATCAGGAGGAACCAATGGATCGATATAGTCTTTTCGAAGCTTTTCATACACGGTCTTGTATGCTTGCATTGTATTCATCTTTTGACTTTCGACCGTTTCAGACATTTGTAACATGTAATCTAGATATTTGAGGTCAAAATCTTTGTTAAGACCTGCTTCAAAGAGTTGCGGCATACCTTCAAAGAATTTGGGAAAGCGCTTCTTGAACTTGTTTTTTCTTTTAAAGTAGTCATCATTGTCCTTGCGCATTTCTTGAATGATGAGACGAATAATGTCTGTGTTGGAAAGTTCAGCACTCATCTCGGATATTTGTTTATATAAATCACAGAGGAAAAGAATGTGTTAGATCATTCGCGCGCTTTGAGACGACGAAGACATTTTTTCTCCATCATATCACGTTCAAAAATGCACTTCTCGATCTCCTCTTTGCTCTTGTAAGGATACTTTTCCAGCTCGTGATCCATACGCTCCTTGATCATTTTTGCAGAGAGAGGTTCCTTTACTTGGGTGCGTTTGAATCGAAGTCTGACACCATCAGATGATTTGAGATCCTCGATGTTGTAGTTCTCCATAAACTCTAGAATTTCCTGCATCAACTTGTTCCTCTTGCGTGTCTGCTCCTTGGCTGCTTCTTTGAGCTTGCGAATGATATTGTCTGTATCGATAAACATCCGGACCTTTTCTTTGAGTTTCAGACCCATCTCCTTGTCGAGTTGCGGAGAGGGATTTATGGGATAATTTTCAGCTTCACTATGTCGGTACGTCGTGTGATTCCCAATATCTGCCATTTTTGCTTTTAACTGAATAACAAAATTTTTTCGCCTTTTTTTCTCAAATAATAAAAACGAGAAAAAGGCACGCCATGTTTGACGAATCTGTGCTCACGCAAGTGTATTCTAATATACCGCATTTCCCCACGCCATCTCATAATGGAGGTCACTACACAGGAACGCCCTTTATCCCCGGTGCAGGCCATTCCAATATCCCCGTTTATCCCGATACGAGTTACACCACACACATCGCTTTACGTTCCGTAGATCCATTGCCACCATCGGAGGCTTTTTACCATTACCCTTCCGGTATTCGCCCCGGTAATAATACGCCCGTACTTCCTGGAATTAAATCATGGCAAAACGGAAAATACGGAATCATGTGCATAGATGTTCCCCAAAAGGATCTCGTGGATACCCGTCTTGTACCGCGTGATAACAAACTCTCCAAGTATTATTATCTGTAGAGTATAAGTACTACAGATGAAACAAAATAAAAAATCACAAGAATATCTAATCTTTGCGGAACACAAACCACCTGTACATGAATGACAATATTTTTTCTTCTTTAGACATGCGAAGAGCATCTGCGAGTTTCTGTCTTTCCTTGTCTTGAGAGATGACCTCGTTCGTGCGCATGTAGTCCTCCAAAGCTTTGAATTGCTCTTTAAAGGTCCCGTGTGATGTCTTGGTGGAAGATACATGTGGAAGACCGAGATCATCGTATTCATCTTCGTGTAAGAGTCTAATCCCCTTCTCTTGCAAGGCTCGGATGAGAACATCAAAGGATACCAAAAACTCATCGATCTCTTGTCCGATTGATTCGATATATACCCCTATGCGCTTGCCGAAAACATTTTCGGTGTCACTCGGCACAAAGTCCCCTTCATACTTTTTGTCAATCTTCCACAATAGGATGTCATTATCGCCGCGCTCAGCCTTTTGTGTGCCTTTGATCACCTTTTTGTTATTCTTGGAGAATGCTTGATGTACCAACGCCCCGTCAAAGCACGTCCCGATGAAGTAGCCCCCTTTTTTCAGTGCATAATCCACATTTTCGATAAAGGTATCAAACGTTTTCTTATTTTCGAAAAAGTAGTGTACCGCAAACTGACAGCTTACTATATCAAACTTGGGACGCGCTAAGTTCTCCATCCGTTTGAGCTGAGGCATCGTGATTTCGTTCTTTCCCCAAATAGCTTCCAATAGTTTTGCGTCATCTGGATGTATCTTATCAACATGCTGTAGTTGACGCCGGCGCAGAGGGAGACGGAAATCATAGGGAAGAAAGACATACTTGTCATCTCTCTTCATCTTGTTTTGTGCGTTTGCGAGACGTGCATTCGCCCCGTTTTGCGTATTGTAAATGTTACTCTTGAACAGATCCGTGCCCAACACCACGGGTATTTCCGCTTGGATCCACTTGAACAAATCACCTCCTTGTCCGCATGCAGGATCATACAGGGACTTGACGCGCCCTTTGAAATTTTCCAATAAGAGTTTGCTCTTGATCCACTTGTTGTGAAATATCTTCATGGGATACGTCGGAGAATCGTTCCTGTTTTCATAGTTTTGTGCGTTCACGTAATAGGCTTCATTATTGGTCACTTTGACCGCATCTAGATCCGCAGGAAGCTTGAGCGGCTCTTTCTGTGTGATATTCTCTATTTTGATGGGATGGATGATGGTTCGCCAGATGCTCATCACCGTCGTGTCGTAATCATTGGCCGTGCCCGAAATACTATTGGTGAATCTGTACTGCTCGGTCTTGTCTTTTCGTACACGCAGGGGAACCCAAGACTTTCTTTCCGTGTCAAACCGCATCTCTACGATGGATTCATTGACGACTTCATCACCGTTCTCGGCATAGACGAGGCCCGAATCAGTGTCAACGGGAATATCCACATAGCTCACGTTTTGGTCCATGTAGTACTGATCGAACAATGCCTTGGAATAATTTTGGAATAGTCTCCCTTTTTGCATCAAAAACTGGTGTGTATTGTCCAAATGCATTATATTTTTGCCACAATACAAGTCGTATTTCACGTGTTTTTGCCCGTTTTTGACGACCACGGGAAGCTTGTTTTTCAAGATGAGGAAATCGATGGTGTTTTCTTGCGGAGGTTTCCATTTCAAAACGGCCTTCCAGCTTCCCGTAGGGATGCTTTCTGGAACTTTATCTTGTGCAAAGAGTGTTCCAACAGGCAGGAAAGCTGGCGTGAAGATGAATCCGTCCGTCGCATAGTCAATCTGTCTTGCCATCACCTTGGCATGTAGCGTGGCCACTTTGTCGAATATGGTCTTCCGTGAACTCTTGTCCGCAAACAAAAACTCCTTGACCATCACGTGGTGCGACGTAGCTTCATCTTGGCCTTCTTGGTTTAATCCATCATTGACAAACTCTTCCATCATCTTGATGCGCGATACATCTTGGGCATTTTTGCTGATCAAGTGCAGTCCAAATACGGGCTTGTTTTGTACGAAATAAGCATCAAACAATAAGATGAGCGGGCGGCGAGAGAGCGACATGACCACTTCGCAATCAAAAATCGACAAGGCATACTTTTGATGGGCTTTGAGTCGCGTATCCTTGATTTTGAGCCGATTGTTGATCAAGTACATGTGTCCGTCATGGCTTATGAACAGGAGTGCGCGTTCTCCATCTGCCTTCAAGGTGACCGTGTAATCATGATACAGGTTGATGTTGTTATCGGGGTGTAAATGCTCGTATTCGAGTGTCACAGGCTGTGGCGCAGCAAAGAATTTGCGCGGAGCAGTGGTCCGCATCTTGTTGTCAAAGGGCCTATTAAATGCTACTTGGAAATAAGACTTGATGATTTCGTCTTCCTCTGAGCGACTCATGAGTACTTGTTCATTGTTCAAAACCGTGGCAATGTTGAGCATCATGTTGAGCATCTCGTTCAACACTTTTTTGGGCGATTTGATAGTGTGGGGGTTGAGTACCTCCAGTTCGATCTCGTAAATAGGCTTTTGTGTTTTGGCAAAGGATGCTGCGACACTTTTGGTGTTGTATGCCGCCTTGACGATAGTGCAATCAAGTCGCAGATGTTTACTCACTTGCACATTATAACGCTGTTTCAAGCGGATGCTCTTGAATGGAGAAGCCATTATGGATTCCATTATAGGGCGCACAAACGCAACATACTCTTTTTTTTGCGATCCATGCGCAAGCATTTCTTCTCGACTCGACTTGAAAAGCAAATCATAGTCCGTGAGCGAGACTCTCGATCCTGCGGTCTTGCGATGGACAAAAATGGTGCTACCCACATTGTTAAAATCCAATGTGTTTGTCCTACAATAGTGAAGGATATCTGCCATGCTTTGAATGGAAATGCGATACCCTTGTTGCTGAGGAGACATTTTCCTATTGTTATCCTGGATATCCATCACGATGTTTTCTTTTTCCATGTCTTTTTCATACTCGGATTGAACGTAAGAGAGCACGCGCTGAAAATCAAAGTGATGAATCACCTTGCCGGATAGATGTCGTTTGGTGACATTATCATATCGCGGTACTTGGAACTTGGCTTCGATCTCTGTTTCCTCATTCGCGTTGCGAAATAGATCCAGAATATCGTTATACACGCTTTTGGAAATCTCTAGAGGCATGATGCGTTGTGTAAAGAAAAACAGCCCGTTTTTATTTCTATTACATTAAAATTTTGTGTTTATTTAGTTTTCAATTTTTTCTTTCAAGTCATGCACAAACTGTTCTTTCTTCCGCATCGTGCATTTTTCATCACCTGTCAAGAATTTGTGAATATGTTTGAGTTCTGCCAAGGATTTAGCCTCCCACTCTTGTTTGGGGGTGCCTGGCGCCCAAATCCATGTCTTGCACAAAGTGAACAAGTCATTTTCTGAATTAATGTCTAAATTTGTGTATGACCGGTCGGGTTGAGCCTGTAATACGATCATGTCTTTGGCATCTGTACCCTCTACACACTTGCGTGTGAGATTTTCCTTGTCCAAAATGATGATATTGATGCAGCAAATGATGGCGATGTACTTTAGAGCGTGCTCACTCATCTTTGCATCTGTCTCGGCGTCTCGTATCTCATCTTGCATGTCTTTCAAAGAGGTATTCTTCTTTCGCGAAAAACCAAACTTGCTGAAATAATTCTTCATGTGGAGGTTGGTCGCCAACTCCTCTTTGAAATGCGTGATGGTGTTTTGTATTTTGTATTCCGGAAGAACCGCCATAACCGGATCCTTGTGATCCAAAATGTTATAGAGAAGCGTATTTCCTTTGAATGATTGTGCTTGTTGGGGCTGTAATTCGCAATTGACAGGATCATATTGAGGCGATGGGGCACGGCATTGTGATACCTGTGGGGATGATCGCCGTGTTTCCATCTGCAATCCTTTTATTATTTGATAGGGATGGGGCATCATCTTTAAGGTGTCCTCTTGCTGCATGTTGTGCTGCTGAAGATCTTTCGTGGTTTGACTATAAAATACATTTTCATTAATCTTTCCGATCACTTTGGACTTTCCCAACGCTGTCGCGAGCTCTTGTGCGAAAGAAGCAGGCTGCATTATGTATATGTTATGTAAATGAAAGTTTGTCCATAAATAGATTTTTATGGTTTGTCTCAAATTTTGCAAAAAAATAAAGTTGTGTCTACAAAGGATATTTTTCGTAATCCAAAACATTGGGAAGAGTGTCTTCGTTGTTCTTCCGGTCATTCACGTATTTGCGCGCAAACTTTTTCTTGGCGTTGGTGAACTTCATGATCCCCCTCTTCTTGTGAATGTTGTCCATCCGTTCTTCGAGATGATTGACAAAATATGATATTTTTTCTGTGCGCTTGGCATCTTGCAAAAGGTCGTACCAATTGTCCTTTTGCATCGACAATTTTTCCGTAAAATAGGTACTCGTCACGGATTGTCCCGTGTCATTGGCTAATTGGGATGCCATCATCGACTCTTGCGAAAAGGTGTTGAGTTTCTTCTCGTGCTCTTTGAATTCTCGATGGTTGAAAAAACAAAACTCTATAAAGCAATGAATATCTTTCAAGACATGGTTGGGTACGTTGGAAATGTCGATAAAAATACCGTTATTGTTTTGAGAAAACCCGATATCGTGGGACTTGAAAATACTGAAAATCTCTAAATGTTCATATTTAGACAATACATTGATCTTCTCCATGATGAGCTTCCGGTCATCATGTGTGAAAATACTCTTGCTTTCTTGCATGTTTTTGTTCAGTGTTGCATGACACTTATATTGTTTTTAGATGTTAATCTTCCTCCACATCATCATCTTCGTTAAAGTCATCACCATCTGCGTCTTCGATATCCTCCAAATCATCTTCCTCGTTTTCTTCCTCTTCTCTCACCGGACCTTCTTTTTCTTCTTTCTCCGGGTCATTCTCTTCATCCACATCACTCAAGTCTTCTCCGCGTTTGACATATGTCGATTCATCATCGCTATCCAGGTCATTCTCGTTATCGCCGTCAATCTCATCTTTGATATCAGTCTCTTCCACGTTTTGAACATCGTCGAGCAATGTCTTGAGAGAAGAAGGTTCCACGATCTTTCCCCATGCGGAAATACTCTGATCGTTCAACTGGAATTTTTTCCCCATAATTTCTACGTGTACCTCATCACCTACGCGCACGTCTTCGAAGCGCACACTGATTTTTTTCAAAAGTACGATTTCGATGATACTCAACTGCTTGGATTTTTTACCTTGTCCTTTCTTGGGAATTTCTACATCGATAAATATTTCAGCAAAATGGGCATAATTGGTCTTGGAACTCGTCTTGGTCACTTTTGCCTTCATGATGCTTCCCACCGCTGGATTGCACAGGTCCGCATGATATTGCACCAAGAACTCGACATCTCCGTTAAGACTCAAATCGATGGTCTTGCCCATGCTGTACGAATGTATGGAAATGGAATAGGGTAAGATGAAACCGTGATACGTGCATTTTCCTTCATAGCGTCTCTGTAGCTCCCTCAAAATGTAGATGGGGAGGTTTTGATCCAAATGCTTGGGATTCAATTTAACTTTATCACTCAATAACGAGCGCACAAAGGGTTTTGTCATCTCCATGATTTCGTCTTGGTTGTTTACAATCTATATTACTGTTCTACTTTATATCTTTTGTTTTTTGCTCTTTTTCAATTTTTTACGAAGGACAACTTGGTCGATGTAATAGCGTTCTATGGGTCGATTGAAAATGAGGTAAAATATGTCCTGTCCCAAAAACGAAACGTACAAGAAGCGTATCAGGAGTTCATAGACTACACATAATTTACTCTTCACATACCGAACATCATCACTCAAGAAATTACTGTCTTTTTCATTGATGCGCTCTTTATAGTTTTGCTCGGTGATATTTCCCGTGCCACATTTAACGCCAGTGGTCTTGCGCAAGTCCGTCACTTTGAACACCGTATCCTTTTCACCATTCTTAAAAGTATATTGCATAAACCCTTCCAGCATATCAAAATCGATGTCATTGAGATAAGAAAAGGTGTTTTTGAACCGCGGAGACTGCATAATCATTTGCCACTCAAAAGGACTCAATTTTCTGATATGATTGGTATTTCCATCAAAGAAAAGAAGTGCCCTTTCTTGCTCGTACGGATTATACTTATCGACCTCTGTTTTATCATGAAATTCCAGTGAAGTGTACATATAGCTGGGGTTACGGACGATATATGAATGCTTGGGGACATCTTGCATGATATCTCGTGCCGAAAGCACATAATGACCCTGTATCAAGCTTTGGAATACGCTCTGCACCTTTTGCGGAACATTTTTTTTGGAAGCATGTCGAATGGCAAGAACTTCTTGGACGAGAGCCACGTACATATGCTCCTGAAGACGGTCCACATGGTAGTCTACCGCTGCCCGTACGAGATTGTCCTCCAAATCCATATGTCCTACGCTCGAGTCCAATAAACTATAGGCGAGTTCAAATAGCATATCGACCTGATTTCCATCCGCGACAACTTTAAACGGATGTTTCTTTTTCGTGTCGGATGCTTTTTTACGACTCTGTTTGGGTTTTTGACTGCTGGTGCTGCTCACTTGGCCGTTATTATTGTCCTCCTCTTTGTGTGTGTCCGCAACGTTATTTGTCTGTCGACGTATTTGATTATCACGGGCTTTTTGATCATCGATGACCACATCGGTCAGAAAAGGGGCTTGATAAGCTTGACGATCTTGCAAGCTCATAAATGCGTGAGGAGCTGCAGCGGGCTGAAACACATAGTACTTGCCTAAATACTTGAGTATTCCTCTTTCCCCATTCCCGTTCATCATTTCCTCGTGTGTTTCGATCATTTCCGTGAGAGTGAACTTGACGATGTCTTCGTCGACCTTGCTTTTTGTATTCTCTCTCAATTTGCGCAACAGACAAGAGAATGTGTAGTGAGACTCTAACCGATAAAGATCTTTGACATCTTTTTTCAAAGCTTGGATTTCTTCGTCATAGTAATGCGGGGAAAAGGTTTTGTCATCGATTTGTGAGGGATCAATGTTTCCGGGATCACCACCCGCGCATTTGACATGGGCATACTTGTGAGAAGACGAAGCATCCCCTACAGGATAGTCCCGAATAATCTGACCTTGCGACGTCTTTAACGGGTCGAGTTTCATCTGCACCTCGTCTACCGGATAAGTGAGTATATTTTTATTCAAAATGCAATCGACCGAATGCTCCATGAGCACTTTTTCGATACGGTCAATCGTAATTTGCTTGCGCTCCGCGATGTGGTATATATGCAAATCGATCGATTCTGATTTATTTTTGACATTACTAGGTGAGATGGCAGCATGCTGGTAAACCGTCACGTTCCTCTTTTCCGTCGGCAGATCTTTATGAGAACATTTGCGTACAGCACGACCGATCACCTGGCCCATACGATTCAGATGAAACCATGGCTCCACGATATGGAGCTGGCGAATGTTTTTAAGATCGAGACCTTCTGCAGATACGGATGTTCCCAAGATAACCTTGACATTTTGCCCGTCTTTGTTGGCGGGGCTCGTGATCTTTTTGATTTCGGCACCAAAGTCCGAGTAAAAATCGGGATGCCTCGTCAAAAAGGTGTAGCGCAGTGGCTTTTTGGATGCTTTTTTGACATCTCCCTTTTCCAATTCCAAAAGACGCGTACCGTCACTTCTTTCGAACCCCAAATGTTCCAGCGCAAATGCCAGTGGAATCAACGCAGAGTAAACAAAAAACGAGTATACATAGACGATGCCTTCGCTGTTTTGGATATAATCCACGATATCTTTTATCTTTGCCGAGTACTCACCGATGTTTTCAGGCGCCAAGAAATTCTGGTAATCCTTCCTGTATGAAAAACGCACGCGTTTCTTTCCGCCCACTTTTTCGTCTTTTTTCTGAAAGCATCTGTCAAAACCTGCTTTACCCACGAGCTTTTGCACTTGTCCTGACTCCATGATGCGTTGGGCATCTTTGTGTGGATAGGCGATATTGGACAGCTGGAGAAGCTGCGGGATAACGATCCCCTTCTTTTTGCCTTTTTTTCGGTCCGTGTTTTCCTCGCTGTTTTCTTCATCTATGCTAGACGCGACATTCTCTATGTTCGTACCATCATCTTGTTCCTCCATCTGCCCGTCGCTTTTTTGCCATTGTGCAGCTATGGTATTGCTTTGATATGGGCTCATTCTTGAAACGACAATCTTGTCCAAAAGCATGCGGAATTGTTTGGATTTGGGAATGCCTGCGTTTTTGATATTCTTGGTGGGTTTGTATACATTTTCCAATAGATTTTTGTCTTCATTTATGGATGGATATAGTAAAAAAGGGAAGGAAAAAGGGTTTTCGCCGCGCATGTAAGAGACGTAGCCTTGTAAATTCTCCACTAAAA